CACTCTCCGATTTGCACGTCTGCCGACTCTAGACGGTGGCGGTGGACTCGGTGGCGGTGGATTATATCTACCACGCCTACGATTAATTCTCCTATTAACTCTCTGTGGAGGTGGAGGTGGCACCGGGGGATCCGGTGGCGGCGGCGGTGGTGGCGGTGGTGGTGGAGGTGGGGGTGGTGGATTATCTAATCCTGCTCTACCGCCGGCTCCTGCGCGATAACCATTGGCACCGCCGCCGCCTCCACCACCATTTGGTATTCCTCTATCTTCTCCATTAAAAGGACCATTAAAACCAGATAGTCCGCCAGAAATATTTTGGAATACTTTTCCATCAGCGGTGCCATCTGTAATACTATTTCGATTTAAACTTCCACCGCCGCCTCCTGCTCCTCCTCCGGCTGCGATGATATACGTCCCTGAAATTGAGTCTTGAATATAAATTCCGTCAGCACCTCCTCCTCCAGCACCAGAGGATCCATTAGAACCAGCATTACCGCCGCGACCAGCACCTTTTGGTCCACCAGTTCCTGCTGTTCCTCCGCCATCACCTTTCCTTGATGATCCGCCGCTACCTCCACGATTTCCAATATCAATCGTTAGAGTTCTTCCACCATCAGCAACTGAGAATGTGCCAAAACGTCCTTGACCACCATTTCCACCTACACCATTTGAATCCGATCCTCCAGGACCACCAGCACCAGCTTCAACTTTAATTCTTACATTTGTGGCATCATCAGGAATGACTAATGATTGAGTGCTTCCAGTATAGAAAAACTCCTTGACGATTTGATTTGCAACTGATTGAGTTTCTCTTACTCCATCAGTAATATTACAATCACCATCAAGACACCATTGATATTCAATTTTTGTGTCGGCCGAGGGATTGAGTCCTCGATCCATCGATGCAGATACTGAAAATGATGTTGTATTATCAACAGTGACGACTGATGTGCTAATACCCGTGGTAATTTCTAATGTTGGTTTAACATTTAGAGATATTGGGGTTGATCTAATCGGTTCATTGATCGCATTTGGAGTTGATTTTGCAGAACCAACTTCACCATATGCTCTTGGTCTATAATCTGCTTCAACAAAATATTTTTCGCCGTTCTGTGCAGGGCTAACAACGTGAGAAATTACTAAACTATTAGTAGTCTCACCATTGTAAGTTGTTGATGGTCCTAACTTTGTTTCTGTTCCATCAAGAGCAATTTTATACCACTGATATTCAATGGTTCCATCAAAACTTGGATTTGATCCAGCAGGAAAAGTTGCAGTCGCAAGTCCGGTGAAGGAGATGGTTCGTAAACCTTCACCTGCCCTTGGTTCTGATGCACAAACGTGGGACTGAGCAGCACTTTCGTCGCCAACTTCATGAGTAAATGTGTCGGTGACGATCGACAGTATAGGACCATTTAGGTCTAAACCTGTAAATACGTCATCCCATATCTTAGTCGTCATATCTTATTATGAACCAATAAAGTTTTGTCCACCAACAATACCAAATAGAGACTTAGCGCCATCAAATGTCTTAAATGAATATATGTCAGTTTTACCTGCAACTTGTGTTACGATTGGTATAACTCCACCAGGCCAGTATACGGTTACACCAGAACCAGCCAAATTGTCAAATGTATTTATGCCCACTGAGTATGATGTAGAATCTTGCGTAATTTTAATCGTAAACGCAGTAGCATCGTTTGGTGGATTCAATACAGTAAATTTCTCAACAGCAGAAGTTACGTTCAGGTTGAAAGACTGTCCTAATGCAAGATTGACATCAACATTTCCAGAAGAAATTGTTAATGACTCTACATTTTCAGAACTTGTCTTGAATCTAACGGCACCATCAACATCAAGCTTCGCTCTTGGTGATGGAGTTCCCATACCAACGTTTGAACCACTTGTAGATACTGCAGTTCCAACCACTAAGGTTGTTGAAGTTACAACACCTGCTCTAATAGGACTAGACGCACTATCTAATCGATAGTCTGTTGATGTGAGTGTTCCACTAACATTGATATCATTGGCCGTAACTTGACCTAAGAAAACTGCTCCATTTTGTACATGAAGATCAGTCCTTCCAGTTCCAGCAGATCCAAGAGAGAGATTGTAGTGAGGGACTGATGTACCAATACCAACCCTTGAATCCGTTCCAGGAGGAACAGTTGCCCAGATACCAGTATTACCAACACCAGCATATGTTTCATTTACCGGAGACCAACCTGTTGCAGATGCATTCAGATTGGTAATAGCATTACCATCACCTGCCAAGAATCCTGCAGTCAAGATACCAGTAATACTTACATTACCAACCTGTTCAGTATCACCATGAATTCTGAGAGACTTACGATTTGCAGTTGTTCCAATACCAACGCCAACGCCAGCACTGTCTCTACTTACAGCAAATATAGTATCTCCAGCACCAACCTGGAATGCATTTGCCCCAGGAGTAGTGGTAGCAATACCAACTTGATTGAATAGATGAATGTCTGCAACATCAGAAAGACTTACATTACCAAATCGTTTCCAAGCATTTTCTGCGGTATAAACCCAACCAATATATGCACCTTGAGATGGATTTTCAAAATATACAATATCACCAGGCGTTCCTGCATTTACTGGTGTGGCAATACCAACAGTATACTTTCTTGATACCGTTGAATCACCTTGTAAGAATATGTTATTAGCCTCAATACCTCTTGCAGCAGTTGATGTTACTTTGTTAGAGAAAATAACTGGTCCATTAAATTCGGAGACGACTTTTGCCTCATCTCCTCCATCAATACGAATAGAGGATGAGAAGTTTGCTTCAGTTGCATTAATCAGGTTGATACCAGATTCAACAGAAATGTCCTCACCTGTGATACTTCTTACCGGAGTATCAAAGATTTCTTCCCTACCAGTAACCGTACTTAGCTTCTTGTTACCTGCATAAGAAATACCACGATCATTCATTCCAGTGAAGTAGTTAACTCCACCTTCTTTCTTAGTAGACTGAGCAAGAAGTTCCTGAGTATCTGTGACAAGTCTATTTTGTTTATCAGGTAATGCAGTTGAATAGTTACCTGGACCATAACCAACATATTCCCAAGTATGACCAGACGCTCTGTTGATAGAGTGTCTTCTTAATTCAATTGGGTATGGTTTGATTCTACGAACAACAGAACCCACGACATGTGGCGTAGCTCTTGTACCAAGAACAGCACGGAAAACAGTTATTGGGTTGGTAGCAGGATTTGATAATGCTGTTTTGATTCTAACGATTTCATCGTCAATTGCCAAGAAATCACCAATTTGAAGTCCAAGATTGCCGACATTTGTCAATCTAATTTCAGTTGTAACGGCATCTGCGATTGGATTGGCAAGTGTGGTTGTAATTCCAGCATAAGTTGGAATTTGTCTACCATTCAAACTCTCATTTTCAATTGTGGCGTCACCATCATTAGATTGAATACCACCTCTCATTGCAAACATCGATGCGCCTGCCGCCACGACTTCAGTCGTTGCTCCAGCTCCGATAGTGACAACAAAATTATTAAGGTCAATATTTTGTTTTACAATAAATTCACCATCAAATGGACCATTCTTAAGAGTAGAAATACCAGTAACAACCTTAACTTTGTTATTGACTTTCAGTCCATGGTTATTAACTGTCGTAATTGTTGAAATTCCTAATGTTGGATCATATATGATATTAGAAACTCTCAGGCCCTCACCAGTCAGATATGCGGATGCATTGTCTAATACTGCCGTACCAATACCTGTTGTAGTGACTCCTGTTATTGGAGGATCACTGATTGCGGTGAAGGTCTTAGCACCACCAACTACAACTTCACTAATTCTATACAGCGTATTATATGGTCTGTAACTTTCTGAAGTTACACCGGTCACTCTAATAATATCACCAACATTATCATAAATGTCGGTTACAGTCACAACAGCTTTAGAGTGACCAGATACCGTAGCAATACCAACAACGTGCATGGTGTTGCCAATACCATAGGCACTACCACCATCCATGATTTGAACATCAGTAATACCACCAGTCGCATCAACACTTACTTTTGCAGTTGCATGTTGACCAGTGATGGAAGCACCAATACTAATAAGTTTGGCATTATAATAATCTGCATCAACACCAGTTCCATAACCACCGCCACTATTAGCAATACTGACAGTGGTTACACGGTTCAGTCCATGATCAATACTAGCGTTGAATCTATGAGATGTTCCACCAACAGCTGTTATGACATCAGTTAATCCAACACCAACATCAACGTCTCTAATCAAACTATCAATGCTTTCTTTAGTAATACTGTTTTTGACATCATCAACTTCAGTCTTACCAATATCTGCAGAGTCTGCAAAAGAAATTGCAGCATCTGGATCAGAATTTGTTGTATCTCTATCAACCTGTGGGAATAGTCTTGTAACAGGTTGAGTAAACTTATCTCCAGTAAATGGATCTACTGGTGGGTTTACCGAAGAATTGAGAATTGTAAGGTAGTAAATACCATCTTGCTCACTTCTAATATATGGTTGTATTTCTTTAACATTCTGGATATAATACGTAGTATTATACTTCTTCCTCTTAAATCTTGGAAGACTTGTGTTCCTTGTAAGAAGATCGTTAGTAAATGTTCCAGGATCAGTGTTGATTCCTACAGTAAACTCTCTGGCACTTGTAATACCTGTAACTGGGAATGTGCCATTAAATCCAGAGTTTCCGGCACCAGTTGTATTAATACTACTCTTGATATCAACTAATTCAACTAAAGATCCAACAGAAAGATCATGAGGAAGTTCGGTCAGAATGTTACCAACGTTTGATCCCCAATTTGCACCAGCAATGAATCTAAAGTTTCTATTTTCATTGACATGATTTAAATTACCTGTTCCGAAGTAAGTTCCAACTTCATCATTGGTTGATCCAATCGAAGTGTTACTTTCTTGAATAATAAATCCATCAGTTGGTGGTCTTGCAATAGCTCCACCATTGTTGGCAGGAATAATATATCTTGCTCTGTAAAGTGTATCAATTGCACTTCTAGAGTCTGATTTTCTCTTGATAAATGACCTTGGAGTTGCTTCTCCTAATGCTGTTGAACCAAGTCCGAGACCATTTTCGTCGAGAACAACATCATTGTAAATTCTATTATCGGTAGAAGCTGTCGATACATTAATATACCACTGTTTCCTGCCATCGTCTGGACTATTATCAAACTGAATTGGGTGACCAATATCACCAGAATTTTTGTCAGATACTCTACTTACAATTTTGAGAACACCGCCAAGATTATTAATAGTCAGAGCTGCTGCGTTCTTAGCATCAGTCTGAGTTTTTGCTAACTTAATCGTATTATGAGTGCTTAAACCAGAACTTGCATTTTGATTAGTAATAGCAAAATAGACTGTATTTGATTCCAAACCATCTGGAAGTCTGCCATTATCACTCAAAATACGAACAGATTCCGCATCTTGGAAAGTATGAGGTTCTGTCAGAGTAATAACATTACTAGTGATACTATTAATACCAGAGGAACTTCTATCAACTCTGAATACTTTCTCAGAACTATATTGTGTGGTGGTATTGAATCCCGTACCATTTGGCATCACGATGCGCGAACTGAACTCTGTGGGTGTTCCTCCTGAAGGGACAAGAACTTTTATGGAATCAAGTTCTCTTGCACCAACTCTAAATCCTTCTAATACGTTTTCGGGTGGAATATCTGGGTTTGTTTGGTTATACAGATATAGGTGTCCTGTAGTCCCGACACCAATTGTTGTATTGAGGTCAATTGCATTAAATTCAACTACATTTTCAGTAATTGGAATTTCTTTTGGTGGTAAAATATGAGTGATAAATCCAAAATCATCCTGAGGGAATGCATCAGGTCTAAATCCGGATGCAATCAGTGATTTTGCTCCAAAGTTAGAGTTTGAGTTGGTGATGGACATGTCACCACCAGTATCAACAACAAAGTGTTCTGCATATCCAATAGCAAAGATAGAAACTGCCTGAATAACAGCGTTATTGGAACACTTAATGTGGAAGTTAGAATGCGATGGTTTGAAAATCGCACTAGAATCATTACTTAGTTTCTCATTTCCTGGAACAGTAGCATCATCATAAACACCTGTCGTAGAATTATATTTAATAAATGCGTTATCATCTTTTTGAAGTCCAATTCCCGTAAACTGGGCCACAACCATGGACTTGAAACCTGTCGCCTTATCACCGTCTGCATGCATACCGCACATGCCAAAGACGGAACGAAGTGATATGTTAAAGATATATGGTGAAGCAGATGTTACTGTATCTGACTGCAACGTAACTGAGGAACCAGTCACTGCAGGAAGAGGAACTACTGGAGCATTTTGGACTTCATATTTGAACTCAGTATCACTCAGTTTTTCACTGACAACAAATTGTCCATTATATCCAGAGGCAGTGATACCCTCAACTCTGAATGGAGTGTCAACATCAAGACCACTAACCGGAGATGCAGTCGTTACGGTAATTACGTCAGTTGGAATAGCTCCATTACCTGCCTTAATACTCGTAATTCCTGCAGTTGCACCAGTTGATCCAACAATTCTGAATTCATCAATTTTTGGTTGAATATCAATACTAGATGATGGGAAGTCTGGTTGAATTTCTCTTCCACTTGCACTACCATAGACTAAACCAATCTTTTCATAATACATGTCAAGATCAGTTCTGTTTACGCCGAACGTTTGGAACGTATCTCTAATTTGTACATTATTCACACCATCAGCATACTCAAAGCAAGTAAGTTTATGGTGAGAGAAATTGGGTACGAACTGGTTTGAAGTATAATCCTGATAGCAGAGTCCGTTTGGATCTGCATCAAACATGGAGAACTGCCAGAAATAGCATCCACCAGTTACTCTGAATAAAGCAGATCTTTCAATATTATCGTTTGATGGATTTGGAACATATTTTGGACGAACCTTAGTCTTTCTTAAATCAAGACCAACGATAGAAGTACCACGGGGAACAATTACACCCCCATGAATACTGTTCATTTTATAAAGTGCATTATCTGGATTAGTCAGATCATATACGGTTGTCAAATCCCATGCAGGGAAATCTTGTGATTCTGTTCCGTCTCTTAATCTAAAGTTAGCGTCTACGCCATCAGGAATAGGTATCCATCCAGGCCTATTATCAACGATATGATCACCAGGATATAGTAAGATTGTAGTATTACCAAATCTATCATTGCTTAAACCACGTTGATATGAAAATCTAGCAGCTTCAATCAACGCTCTTTGGATCGTCTTGAAAGGACGAGTTAACGAATTTCCTTTATTTTCGATACTATCTGTAGAATCCAGATCATTAGGACTTACATACAGAATATTACCACGAGCATTCTTAAGAAAATTCTCTAATCTGGAAAGACCCATCTTATTTGCACTATAAGTTCTGTTATGGATTATTTATCATTTAATAATCAGTCGCTTTGTAAAATATACTCTACTGTTGCTGCAACATCGTGCATAGCATCACGAAGATGTGGTTGTTGTCCAGATTCTTGAACATACGGGTCTCCATCATCACTCAAAGTCCACCGCCACTGGTGCATATCTTCTGCGTACCAAAGTTGTATCTGCATATTAGTCTACGGGCAAACATTCTGGATTTTCTAGATCTAGTTCAAATAAACAAGGATGGCATTGCTCCTCCATCAAATATGAATACCCATGGTACACATCATCTGGAGACCATCTCTTCTCTTTATCAGCTAGCTTAATGATATCTAGGTCGTTTTGTACTTCATCAGGCAGTTCATCAAAGGTAAATGGGACACCTTGGATGAAGTACATTAAAACAAGTATATTTCCCTCATCATACCACACATACTTTGCATCAATGCGATATTTCATAGGAAATCTCCTATTTTTTTGTATTTAGTAGGAGTGGGGGGACTTGAACCCCCACGAGCTTAATGCTCAACAGATTTTAAGTCTGGTGTGTCTACCGATTCCACCACACTCCCAAAAAATCAGGCGATTAATTCGCCATGTTCATTATAGATTGGAGGATTTAGATTACAATACTCGTTAAAGATTATCTTTGTCTCTTTGTAAGTCAAGTTGCAATTGTTTGCTGCTTTGGGCAAATTCCATTTCGCCGCGAACAACATTTCCATAGATTGTCGGGTTTCTGGTCTCATACTCATAACATTTGAGAATTTCTCTATAAAGATTAGAATGGTGCATTACTTGAAAAAAGTAATAGGGCAATTTTTTGGCGGAATTTTTTTCCGCCCTTTTTTGGAATTAAAAGCTAATTTTGCTCAGAGGGGAGTTGAATACGCAAGGGTCTCTTCGTCGAGAAGACTTCTGCAAAGTTGAAGGACATTCATGAACTGATCTACGGTCTCACACTCTACCACTTTTTCATCACCTTGCTCAGAGTAAAGATAAAACTTACGTGCTACGGGATCAACGACACAGCGTGAAAGGAAATCGTCTTGCATGGGGTTTGTTTGTTTACCTGCTTATTATAGGACGGTGAGACCCCTGTGTCAACCTCGCGCATCATAGTCATATCCAGAGATAGAAAATTGTCTTGATCCACCTGGGTATTCTGCTGGTGTCTCTCCTTCATACTCAACAATCAGAGGTTCTCCATCAATTCTAGATGCCTGGATTGTGTAGAAACAATTGATTGTTGATGCATTTCCAGATCTAACATAAACCTTTCTACCCCACTCAATTTTATCAACAATCAAATCCTGAGAGGATCCAATTTGAGTAAGAGAAACTGTAATTGACTCAGGATCAACCAATCCACTCCAATAATCAGGAAGATCAATCACATTATTATCGGTGAGTTTTCCTCGGATGTAGACTCCAGCCTCTGGACCCTCTAAACAAATATGTCGAAGACGCTGACCCTCTTTGTTAGGGTGTTTGATATCAAACCCCTTCCAAGATTGCACATTAATGTTTCCTGTAATATTTGTTATCGATGCAGCAGGAGATGTGAGATTTGTATTGACTTGTAAGTTATCAATCTGGGCATTGCCATGATACCTGGGATCACAAGCATCTTCTGGATACTTGGACTCATCAATATCACCCTTCCAGATATAATCGTATCTAGTGGATTTTAGACCCCATCCACCTGCTTTCTCGGAGCAATCTTTTCCACTTTCCCCCGGTTGAAATTCCATTGCGTCTGACATAATTAACCTCTCTTATCGTAGTGGTATCCGGAAACTGAATATTCATCATTATTTCCCGGATAATCTGCTGGTGACTCTCCTTCATACTCTGGAATCAATCGTTCACCATCTGCACGAGTTCCAAAGATATGAAAATGGCAATTGATAGGCATTCCACCATTTGCCTGAAGATAGACTTTATTATCGGTAATTCTTTTTACAATTATATTTTGGTGAGCTCCGATAGGAGTTAAACTCACTGTAATTGTTGTTGGATCAACAAGTTCTTCCCAGTATCCTGGGAGTTGAATTTCTGTTTTATTTTTTAGTTTACCTCTGTAGTAAACATCGTTTGATGGACCTTCTGGACAAGTATGGCGAAGTCTCCATCCTTCTTTTGTTGGGTGAGGGATATCAAAGTTCTTTTTGGCAGCAAGAATGTGACCACCACAGTTAGAGATCACATGTCCCTGTGCAAGAACATTTCCACCACATCCAATGTTTGCATTTGTATCAACTTGTCCCAAAAATGCTGCACTACCAGAGACTGCTAAAGAATATGGATTACTAATACCACTGCAAAGAGCTCCAGGAATTATTGGTGCTGGTGATCCATGTGCAGAAGGACCAATCATGACAGTGGCAAATACTGATGGGAATTGTCCTGGACTCCCGACTAACAATGGGCCTTGATGATATGATGAACACTTAATTTTAGACGGGCCAACACCAAGTGCTACTGGAAGCACATTATTTTTACATACTAATTGTTGACCATCATATACGTGTGATTCATCAAATTGAAATGCCATGACTTCTCCTTATATTTGACCTGGTTTTTTATCTGGATCTGTTGCACAAGATACTCCATGAATTATGGATGATAAAATTTGTGTGCCCAGTTTACCATTTATTGTCATAAAACCAGTTGAAAGTAGTTTTAATGACTGTTTTGCATCAAGAGTGATGTTTTTTGAATCAATCTTGGCGCTTTGATTTGAACTAACCCAGAAATTACCTTCAGGATCTTTTCCTTGGGCACATATTTCTACATCGGTTCCTTCAATGCGAACTTTTCCATCTCTAGCCCTAATAATTATATCACCATTTTCAGTATTTAAAAAGATGCCGTTCTGACCCTTTGTTAAATCCTCTCCAGCGTTGACATTGACTGCTCCGGGAGCATTCACCGTAGTCCATCCTTCACGTTCACCATCTTCGGTTAAATCTATAAAGTGTCTACCATCAAGACCTTGAATCTCAACGCTAGATGTAACACCCTTATCCTTGGTGAGACCTCCAAAGGTGATTGCACCGTTCATCGCTCCAATTACTTGAGTCCAAAAATTCTTCTTTTCTCCTGACATAAACTAAATTAGAGAGATTGATAATATTTATTAGTAACCATAGGATCCTCCACCACTGCTTGGAGATGGTGAAGGACTTGGAGATGGTGAAGGACTGGGACTTGGACTCGTAGTTGAAGTCGTAGTCGTGGTCGTGCTCGTCGGAACATTTTGAGTGGGATCTGTAGTTCGACGAGTTTCATCCCTCTCAACAGTTACGATGTCATCCGCTGGTTCTGAGATCTCTGGTGATTCTTCCTCAGTTGTTGTTTGTGGTTGTACCTGCTGAGGTGCAACTGGTAGAACTTCTTTGGTTATACTTTCTTGTATGGATTCATATACTCTGACTCCAGTATTTCTAATTCCTGCATATTTTATTCCATTATCATAAAATACGTTTCCATAGTAAGGTTTACCGTCAATATATCCACTAATTTGTAAACCAATAAGATCAAATACTTGAACAACATCTCCAGGATCAGCCACTTGAGGAACTAATGGATCACGAATGACATCAAAGACAGGAATAAATCTTGCATTAAGTCCAGTGTCACTGTCAATGAATATGTCTGGTAAAGATGTAAAATTTCCCCCAGGATTTACTTTTACGGAGTTAACTTTTCCAAATGGATCAAGTTCAAATGTCAATCCAGTTCCATTGTTGGGAGTAATTATAATCGGATCTGTAGGCAAATAATTTATACCTGGATTAGTAACTATCACATCAGTCAATACAACCAACGTTGGATACTCTGATGAAGTTCCTCCTTCATCGGTTGCTGGTGGTTGAGTTGATGGCAAATATCCGGATCCACCATCTTGTACAATGACAGTAGTGACTGTGCCATCACTAATGACTGGTTCTAAAACTGCTCCGTTACCATTATTGCATGGATCTATGATGCTAATACTAGGAGGAGTGACGTATCCAAATCCACTATTAACAATATCAATTGCCATGATGGTCCCATTTGCATCTATGACCGGATTTCCTGCGGCACCTATCCCACCTCCACCAAAGAAGTTAATCGTTGGAGGGCCACATGGTGATGGTCCAATATTACATGGTTTTGTTCTTCTTAAATCGCGAGAAGTTAATGCATTAACTTCATCGATGTTCAAATATTTTACCTCATTATCTCCATTAACAAAGATAAAAATTGTTCCGGGAGATAATTTCTCATAGTTGTTAGCATCATCAATGGATAATCCACTAATATATCCATCAAATTCACTAATATATCCTACTCTTACTCTGTCTCTTGATGCAGAAATGAATGGCATTATGTTTCTCCTCCATCTGGTTCTTCTTCAGTTTCAGCACCACCATCAAACGGTACTACCTCAAGTCGTTGAGGGCCTCTAAAAGGTTTCTTCTCTGACTGTGCAACTATTTCTATATTGCCTTCCTCAAAATTTTCTGCTTTTTCTATAGCAGCATCACCGATATTAATTAAATTGGGTCTTTCGACTCCAGGTTTTCCACTACCACCACTTTGTAGTGTAAAAGTATCATTTGGAGAACACTCTGGTTTTGGATCGCATGAGAAGAAATCCGTTAGTGATGATATGAATGATAATGCTGAACCTACATCAAAATTAATTCCTCCGATAGCTCCCAATCCACCAATCAAATCATCAACAATACCAAATGCTGCAGAGGCAGGATCCTCTATAAATTGTGTGACTAAATTTGAAAGTTCAGGATCAATACCAACAATGGGGCCTAAAGATTTTACCAATCCAGTAATGTTACCAGACTTCATTGCACTAAATGCAGATCCAATGTTTCCAAGTGTTGTTTGATCAACTCCTTGAAGGACACCTGCAAGAGCAGAGAATCCTCTTGTTAAATCTCCAGTTTTTAAAAAATCAACTGTGGAATCCACAAATGATGATAATGTTCCTGGAGTTAAGAACAGGGGAGTTGATGATTCAATCGATGCTGCAGCGAGTAATATATCCTTTAAACTACCTCCCGAAGGAAGGTCAGGTATACTTGAAAGAATGGATATAAGTCCTTCAATTGGGTTTTGTACAAATTCACGAGCATCATTGGTAGATGTTCTAAATGATCTTACACCAAGTTGATTTGCAAGAAGTTGAACCATTGCTACTTGCAATTCTCCTGAGGAAAGAGTTGTTTTAACAGCTGCTGGAGAAACAGACTTACGAATAATCTTCTGTGGTTTTGCCCCTAAAATTTGTTTAGCATATGTAGTTCCAGAATAAGCATCTAAAGTTAAAAAGTCTCTACTTGCAAAGACCACTGGAGTTACTGCAGCATCAAATGCTTGCATTATCTCATTAAGATTGCCACCCAATACCTCACTAATTAATTCTTCAGTGTCACAGATCGGGCTTGGTGAGTAAAATCCGCCTGGTGGTAGTGGTGGAATTGGAAAGTCTGTATCAAATTCTGAGGGAGTTCCAGTTTGTGGTTGTGTTGGTAAAGGGATTCTTGGTGTGTCATTAATATTAGTAGCATCATTGATACCACCACCTCCTGGTGTAGTTCCACCACCACCAGTTCCAGTCCCGCCACCAGCACCAGTCCCAGTTCCAGCACCAGTCCCCAATACAGTTGAAATCGGTAAAGTCCCTCCTGGTTGTGCTAGTCTAGGATCCAAATTTGATTGTGGAGTTGGACCAGTTCCAGACCCTGAACTTTTTCCTTTCCTATCAAAGGCACCTTTTAGAGCTTTCAATATTTGATCGAGAAGTCCTTTTATAATTTTGTTAAAGATGCATACAAGTGCTTCAAAACCTTTCAGTTGTTTCTTTAATAAGTCTGTTCTAAATGTTGGAGGTGCTATGTTTAGTAGAGGTTGAGTTGTTTTATTAAAAGTATCTGTTACAAAGTTCTGTACCTTAGCATATATCTCCTTCATATGCTTTGCTATTTCTGTAGCAGCTTCCGATATAACCCTATCAATTTCTTTGAGTGCATTTTTTACTGGCAATGCGGCCGCGTTAGCATAAAATTGTAGTGATTTTTGTATATTTTGTATTTTCTCAGTCAAACCTTCCATGATAGTCTGAATTGACTTCATCGGACTATCTTCATGTGGATCAGGACAAGCAAGAGCATGTTTTCTTTTTAAAACATCATCCTTCTTTACATCACGGACGCACTCAAGATGAACTGCATCTGCAGATTCATGAGTAGGAAATCCTTTAGATGGTCTCTCAGTTCTAAGTTCAGAGTCTGCTGTTCTTTTTGTAGGATCTCTCTTTTGTGTTCTGGCAAAATGACTTTGAGGTGTAAAGTTCTTACCCCCCGTCAATGCTGTTCTCGTATTTAGAGTTGTCTTGGAATTGTTTCCAAGAACTCCCATGATGACAGGAACTTGCTTATCCTGATCATCTAAGAAAAATCCAAATACAAAATTTCCCTGCCTAATAGCAGGTGTTTGGAAAGATCCTCCCTGTCCACCACCTGCGGTGATGGGATACATTACCTGAGCCCAGGGTAACTGATCAGATTTAATGGAAGATTCTTCTTGGTCATGAAGACCAATGATTCTAACTTTATAGCGATATCCCCATCCAGGAGTTTGATCTTTATCTTCTATCTTTGATTCACTTATGTTCTCTCGCCACGTTGAATCATCAGCAACTTCTCCGATCCACCAGAGAAAATTACCACCAAGAAATCCTGGATTAAATAACGCTCCTCCTTCCATCAATCCTCGTAAATTCTACATTCGTCTGCGTCTGGATTTTCGTCACAATACATTTCAAATGCTGTTGGATCATGATCTTCATCAGGGTGTGCTGCCTGATACTTTTCAAGATGATCTAATTCATCTGATACATGACGACGCATTTGAGGAGATAAAGTGGCGTTTTCTAAAAGATCTTTATCGTCGTTAATGTGCTGTTGGATACTTTTTTCTTCGCTCATAATGGAATGTTAGTAGTGTGGTTTCCTTTTCTCCCGAAAGAATCTCTTACAAGATTTAATTTAGTATAGGTCTCTTCGGGTGATATGTAGTGACACAAATCAGCTATAATATATAGACCGCCATATTCTTTATTCAATTCATCTTCCTTCTTTGGTCTGAGACCTGGAGTATCAAGAAACAAAGTGTCTCCTGCATGTAAACTAAAGTCTCCAGGAATAGTTACGGTCTGCATGCCAGTAAATAATTGATTATATCTACGAATAGTTTGATTCATTATTTTCTGCAATTCAAAATTTTGTTCCGTTGATTTATCAATTTGTTGCTGTGTTGTTCCGCTAGGAAGAGTTCCAGTGTCAA